CACATACACCGTAGGTGATGGGGGATTAACAACAAATGACTTCACTAACGCAGATCATAGTAAACTAAACGCAATAGAAGCATCAGCAGATGTAACAGACTCAACGAATGTTACAGCAGCAGGCGCCCTTATGGATAGTGAGCTAGCTAACTTAGGCGCAGTTAAAGCAATTAATCAAAGTTTGGTAACAACAGCAACCCCAACGTTTGGCGAAGTCATAACGAAGGGAATCAAAGACGCCGATGGCGATACGAAAATATCAGTAGAAGAGTCCTCAGACGAAGATACTATTAGATTCGACGCAGCAGGCACTGAAGTTATGACGATGACTGCAACAGGACTAATACCAAGTGTAGATAATACATTTAGTCTTGGTAGTTCATCAAAGGCCTGGAAAGACGTATTCGTCGGCCCTGGTTCATTATATGTTAATGGACAAAAGGTTATTGAAGACAACTCAGGTACAATTAATATCTCAGCTGACGCAAACCAAAACTTATCAGTACAAACATCAGGGTCAGGAGATGTCGAATTAGACGCTACTGGTTCAGGTCTTGTCGCTGTTAAAACTACATTACAGATTGAGGATGGTAGCAATATCACAAACTCAGCAGGTAATGCAATTACATTTGGTTCAGGCTTAGCTTCAGATTCACTTACATCAAGATCTACAAATACTAATTTAGTATTGGCAGGTAACGGCTCAGGTGCTGTACAAGTAAGTGATAACCTCACAGTTACAGGAGACTTTACTGTTTCCGGTACTACAACTACTGTTAGCTCTTCAACATTAACTGTTGCAGATCTTAACATTACAGTAGCTCAAGGCGCGGCTAACGCAGCAGCAGCCAACGGCGGTGGACTTACAGTAGATGGAGCAGCAGCAACATTAACTTATACCTCAGCAGACGATAGATGGAACTTTAACAAATCCTTAAACGCTACCTTGTTTGGTAATGTTACAGGTAATGTTACAGGTAACGTCAGTGGCTCAGCGGGTACTACAACAGGGAACGCAGGCACAGCAACAACACTAGCAACAGCAAGAACAATAGGCGGAGTATCATTTAATGGTTCTGCAAATATTAACTTGCCAGGTGTTAACGCAGCCGGTAACCAAGCAACAAGTGGTAACGCAGCAACTTCAACATTAGCAGCAGGTGCTACGGCATTAGCAACAGCAAGAACAATTGGTGGGGTATCATTTGATGGTACTGCAGCGATCAACTTGCCAGGTGTTAACGCAGCCGGTAACCAGTCAACATCTGGATTAGCAGCAACAGCTACAGCACTGGCAACAGCTAGAGCGATAGCAGTAAGCGGCGATGTAACAGGTACTGCAAACTTTGATGGTACAGGTAATATAAGTATAAGTACAACTATAGCAGCCAATAGTGTTGCATTAGGTACTGATACAACAGGTAACTTTATGACGCAAGTATCAGGTGGAAACGGTATTACTGTTTCACATACACTAGGTGAAGGCTCAACAGCTACACTTACAGGTACAGCAATATATAATGCAGCTGGATCATTATTAAACTAGGAATAAGCAATGGCTTTATCAAGTAGGACAGAATTAACAGACTATTGCCTTAGGAGACTAGGGCATCCTGTTATTGAAATTAACGTAGAAGAAGGGCAAGTATCAGATAGAGTTGATGATGCCCTTCAGTTCTTTCAAGAGTATCATTTCGATGGTGTGGAAAGAACCTATGTTAAACATGCAGTCACTGGATCGAGTCTTAAATTATCAGCCAATCTGGGCAGTTCCTTTGAAAAGGGAGACATACTAACAGGTGGAACAAGCGGGGCTTTAGCCAGGTTTGATTCTACTGATAGTACTGGACAATTCCTTTACTTTGAGAACGCCCAGACGGGCACCTACGTGGCCAGTGAAACAGTAACAGGGCATCTATCAGGTGCCACTGCTACTATAGCAGCCAATGACTTCTATGCGAAAGGAGATATTGAAAACGGATACTTGCCTATTAGTAATAATATAATAGGAATAACAAAAGTATTTAATTTTGGTGGGGCAGCTACAAATGCTACTAAAGACGGACAACTGTTTGATCTTATGTATCAGTTTAGAATGAATGACTTATATAACTTAATGGGCGCAGACATGATCTACTATACAATGGTGAGATCACATCTGTCAACGTTAGAACAGTTACTAGTAAGTCAAAGACAAATGCGTTGGAACAGAAAAACCAACAGACTATATATAGACACAGACTGGGATAAGACATACAACATAGGCGACTTTGTAGTAGCTGAAGCGTATGCTATTTTAGATCCTAATGCCTATACTGAAGTTTATGATGATATGTTTCTTAAGAAATATACAACAGCATTAATTAAAAGACAATGGGGAGAGAACCTCAAGAAGTTCGCAGGTGTACAGATGCCTGGCGGAGTTACATTAAACGGTGAAACAATCTATAACGAAGCTATTAGAGAGATAGAGCAGATAGAGGTAGAGATGCAGAAAAAATACGAGCTACCTCCTCACTTTATGATAGGGTAAAAATATGCCTACAAATTTCTTTTTTCAAAATGGTGGTGGGATAGGCAATACAGGCGAGCAACGTCTTATTGAAGATCTTATTATCGAAAGCCTGAAAATATACGGGCACGATACATTCTATCTACCAAGAACCATAGTAAACAAAAACACAATCTTTGATGAGGACACCTTATCTAGATTCACATCAGCCTATCCTTTAGAAATGTATCTCGACAACGTTAACGGATACGAAGGACAGGGCGACATATTTACACGTTTCGGAATGGAAGTCCGAGATCAAGCTACCTTTATACTAGCTAAGAGACGATGGGAAGACATGGTCCAAATTACTGGTGGCGTATTTACACAAACAGCAAGGCCTTCAGAAGGTGATTTAATATACTTTGACAAAACAAAGTCTCTCTTTGAGATTAAACATGTTGAATTCCAAAATCCTTTTTATCAGGCAGGCAACATTTATGTATTTAAATTAACGGTAGAACTGTTCGAGTACAGCTCAGAAGATTTGGATACTGGTATAGCAGCAATCGACGCTATAGAAACGAAGTACTCTCAGGACATGTTAGAGTACCAGTTGTTATTAGAAGACGGTGGGTTATTTACTTTAGAATCTGGTGGATCATTACTTAATGAAGCATTCTCAACGGCAACGTCTGAACCTATAGACAACGCAGACTTTGATACGTTACTAACACTTGAAGGTATATTGGACTTTAGTGAGAAGAATCCGTTTGGAGAGATTAACTAATGAAGAGTAATGCTAATACAGTATGCCTTAATATCCATTACACAGTAATTTATAAGACCTACGGAGCTTTTTAGATGTTTAAGGGACAACAATTTTACCATAGTCACATAAGAAAGGCTATCATTGCCTTCGGTACTATATTCAATAATATAAACATTGAAAGAAAGAACGCAGCTGGGGAAGTAGCACAGACATTACGCATACCATTAGCATACTCTACTAAACAAAAGTTTATGACAAGGATAGCTAGGGTAACAGATACAAGTACAGCAGGCGAAGTAGCTATTACATTACCCCGTATGGGTTTTGAGATACAGGGATTACAATACGACCCTGCAAGAAAGACATCAGTTATACAAAGGAACAAAGCAGTTGGAGTAGGAGAAGATGTTAATACTGTAAGAGTAGCATTTAACTCTACGCCATTTAACATGAATTTATCCTTATATATATTTGCGAAGAACCAAGATGATGGACTACAAGCATTGGAACAAGTAATTCCATACTTTAACCCAGACTTCAACGTTACAATAAACGATTTACCTGAGATGGGAATCAAACGAGATATTAAAATCACATTAGACAATGTTGGATATGAGGACGAATACGAAGGAGCCTTTGAAAACAGACTAAGTGTGGTATGGACATTGAATTTTACAATGAGATTGAATTTTTACAGCCACGTTGGTAATACAGATGTTATTAAGACAGCTATTGCCCGTGTTTATAATGATCCAGGCGGATTAAATAGCATTACTCAGAACGACAAGGCAACGATTACAACATCGGTTAACCCTAATACTGCTACCCCACTGGACGACTATACATTTATGGAGACTTTTGATGAAACCTTCGAAACCTAAAAACACATTTAAAGACTTAGACGAAACATTCGATACGAAAAAAGTAACTAAGGCTTTAGAACAAAACCTAAGAAAAATACAAGAAGAGCGTCCTGTTCCAGCAGTCGTAATGACGGAGCAAGAGAAAGAGACGCTACATGAGAAACAACAAGAAGAAGATTTACAATATGCTAGGTCTATTTTAAAACAGGCAGAGGCATATAACGCTGAGGCTATCGAAGGCATACTACACATTGCCAGGAACTCAGATCAACCACGTGCATTTGAAGTAGCAGGTGGGTTAATTAAAAACTTACAAGACACAGCTAAGGACATGTTAGAGATACAAGAGAAAAGTAAACGTATCTCAGCACCAGATCCTAGGGCTAAACAATTAGGCGCTACAGGCACTACAAACAATCTATTCGTAGGCAGTACTAAGGAGTTACTAAGAGCTCTTAAGGATGAGAACCTTAAGACAATAGATGGCGAAGTTGAATAATGGAGCAATCATCGTATCACGGTAATCCTAATCTTAAACCATTAGCTTACAAACATGATTTCACACAACATGAAATCGAAGAATATATTAAATGTCAGAACGATACAAAATACTTTATAGAAAATTATGTAAAGATCGTTACACTAGACAAAGGATTACAACCATTTAAATTATTCCCATGCCAAAAAGGCAAAGTGGATCTCATAATGAATGAGAGAAAAGTAATTTTAATGGAAGGGAGACAGCAAGGGAAAACTGTAACAGCAGCTGCGTGTATATTGCATTACACGATATTTCAAGAAGACAAAACAGTAGCCATCATGGCTAACAAAGCATCAGCTGCTAGAGAGGTACTTAACAGGTACCAGATAATGTACGAAAATCTACCACTTTGGATGCAACAAGGTGTTAGGGTATGGAACAAGGGTGACGTTGAGTTAGAGAATAATAGTAAAGTATTATCAGCAGCTACAACAGCATCAGCAATTCGAGGTAAATCAGTTAACTGGTTGTACATTGATGAGGCAGCAATCATACCTAACAACATAGCGGATGAGTTCTTTACATCTGTATACCCTACAATTTCAGCGGGTGAGACAACAAAAATACTATTAACGTCCACACCACTAGGGTACAATCACTTTTGGAAATTTTGGAATGAATCTGAGAAGGGTACGAACGGTTTTAAAAACATGTTCATACCCTACTATGAGATACCAGGAAGAGATGAGAAGTGGTTGGAAGAGCAGAAAGGCCTCTTGGGTGAGGTTAAATTCAACCAAGAAGTTTTATGTGAATTTTTAGGGTCTACAAATACTTTAATAAATGCTACAACAATTGGTAGACTAAGTTCAAAAGAACCTATATATCAAAAGAATGGTTTAGATATATATGAAGAGCCAATAGAAAAGCATTACTATACTATAGTAGCAGATACGGCTAGAGGTATAGGTGGAGATTACTCAGCATGTGTAGTAGTAGATATTACAGAAATGCCGTTTAAAGTAGTAGCTAAATTTAGAGATAATAAAATAGCTCCTATGTTGTTTCCAGATGTAATAGGCAAGTTGGGTAGAGACTACAACGATGCCTTTGTCTTAGTTGAAACTAATGACATAGGGCAACAGGTAGTAGAGATACTACATGGAGAAGTAGAATACGATAACATACTTAGTACTGTAACCGAGAATCAAAGGCAGTATGTTAGTCCAGGTTTCGGGAAGAGTACTAAATTAGGTGTCAATACATCTAAACAAGTGAAGAGACAGGGGTGTTTTACATTCAAATCTTTACTTGAGGAGCAAAAATTATTGATCTTTGATGAGCATATAATATCAGAGATATCAACCTTTGTTGAGAAGAGTCAGTCGTATCAAGCAGACGAAGGTTATCATGATGATTTAGTTATGTGTATGGTTTTATTTGGGTGGCTTACAGGCCAAAGTTTCTTTAAAGACATGGTAGATGTCAACACTAGAGAAGGTTTGTATGGCACACAGACAGGAGAGATAGAAACTAATCTAACTCCCTTTATAAGATATGATGGACATGAACCAGAGTTTGAGGTGTTAGGCGGAGATGTATGGTTAACGGACGACGAGTATAACCCGGTAGCATTACAAAAGAAGCTTAAGGATTTAGTTAACAGATGACGTATACACAAACCTATTTATGCGTGTACACAGATCAAGAAGTATAAAACGATAATCTTATAAATAGTTGGATGATATTAAAAAAAACTTGTGTATCATTCATAAGATAATATAAACCGAGGAGAAAAAACATGGCATTTCAGCTATCACCAGGTGTTCTTGTTAAAGAAACAGATCTTACTAGTGTAGTCCCAGCCGTAGCAACCACAACAGGTGCTATGGTAGGTAACTTCCAGTGGGGTCCAACTCAAGAGATCACAACAATTAGTTCCGAGAATAATCTCGTACAACGTTTTTACCGTCCTGATGACGCTACAGCAGTAGACTTTTTTACTGCAGCATCGTTCTTGGCGTATGGTAACAACCTTAAAGTAGTTAGAGCTGTAGGAACAACAGCCCGTAACGCAGTAGCATCAGGAACAGCAGTTCTTATTGCTAATGAGGACGACTACACAAATAATCATGGCACGGGCGCAGGTTCAAACGGAATGTTTGCAGCCAAATACCCTGGCGCTATCGGTAACAGCTTGAAGGTTTCATTCGCAGATTCTAGTAATTTCGATACAAACTCAGTAGCATCCGGTACAATAACAGCAGGCGGAAGTGGTTACACATCTGCTCCAACAGTAGCATATTCAGCAGCTCCGGCTGGTGGAATTACAGCTACAGGTACAGCAACATTTTCAG